TACTCTTATTCTCATAATACCGTTTACGAGCAGCAAGCTTGCCAAGGGGCATTTTAGCCAAAGCTAAGTCTCCACGACAGACTGTACCAGCATACCGCCCTTCCTCTTGAACGATAGAGGACATAGATAATTCAGGAACTTCTTCAGGGTCTACAAAAGTCCAACCTTCTGCTTGTTTCTTACCAACATTCTGGTAATCATCTTGGTTGCGTAATGTAATACGAATCCATCTTAGACCCATTCCCTCATTTTCAAAGCGTCTATATACGCTCTCAGGAATCTCTAGAGCATTAGGCTCTTCATAGGTCCATTCGGTTTCTTCTCTAGAATTATGTTCTCTTGTATCAATGCTACGTTCTTTAATTTCTTTCCGTGTATCCATTTTACTATACTCCACGCTTAAATGTTATATCTGTATATTCACTGTCTGATTTATCAACTTTTAGTTTCTCAGCAGCATATACCTCAAGTGGTATGTTCCATTTCTGAGCTAGTCTCACATCTTCTTGAGATAGCTTTATCTTTTTATTAGAACTGGTGGGACTGCGTGATGTTCCCGCCACCACCTGAGAGGGTTGTCGAGTTGTGCTAGCTTCAACACTCTCTTCTTTATCAAACTTATGTGGAAATTCATTCCGTAGTCTACGATCAATCTCTTTATAAAAATCTTGTTCTTTAGGATCATAACCTGTTTGTTTTAGATCTGCATCAATTGCATAAGCTGCTGCAGTCATAACTGAATCCTTACCGAACCATTCATTATTTTCTACCCAATCAACCGCTAACGCATCAGGTTGTTGAGGAGCTTGTTGTTGTACTTGTTGTTCTTCTTGAGCTGCATGTTGTTTTTCATAATCCTCTAGTGCATATTGATGTCTTTGTAGATCATTAATATTATTTGATGCCCTTTGAAGTACATCCAAAGCTGCTAGAGTTCTCTCTGGATCACCAGAATTATAAGCTTCAATATAATCATTTTTGGCTAGTGCCATCTGTTCTTCTAATTGTTTTTGAGAAACTGATGAATTAGCCTTTTGAGTATCAACATACGTTCTCTCCATATTTCTTAGATTTTTTTCTAAATCTGTTTTTTCTTGTAGGAGAGCTTGAATACGCTCGTCTCTTTCTTTTCGTTGTCTAACAAGATTTCTAATTCTTTTTTGAGCGCCTGATGTTTCAATACCATCAAGCTCTTTAATAGGTTCTTTCTTTGCTTCTTCTAATTCTTTTTTAGGTTGTTCGATCTCCTCTGCTGTTTCAACTTCAGTAGATTGCTCGATCACCTCCTTTTCATTAGAATTATCTTCAACTTCAAAATCAACCTTCTCTGGAATAGTAACGTCACTCCATTCCGAATTTTCATCACTCATTTAATTTTCCTTTTATACGCTGTTTCGACACAGGCGGTTACGAATAATTTATTATACAATATAATTTTAACTGGTGCAACTGCACTAGTTAGATAAATTAAAAGTTGGGTCTAAATCTTTTGGATTTTCAACTCGCATAATAATTTGGTCATCATATAAAAGAATTAGTTTAACTCCTTTATAATGAAGCTTAATACCTGCATTTTTACCATAGCATACATAATCACCTTCTGCACACCAAGGAATATCTGCAAATTTATTTGTATCTTTATATGCGAGATTACCAACTTTTAAAACTTTTCCTACAGTTGTAAGATAAGCAATATCATCTTTTGTCGAGTCTGGTAAAAAAATACCACCCTTAGTTTTACTTTTAACTGAGATTGGTCTGACTAAAACATGATAGCCTGGAATATCTGGTAGAATATCTGGATCAGGATTATCTTCTTCAAATCCCGTAATCCATTGATCATTCTGAATAGCTTTACTTAAAGCTTGAACTTGCATGGTTAATTCTCCTCATTATCATAGTATCGTTTTTTTACAATTGAAAGAATATTATTTCTTGCCCATGAAATTCCAGAATGGAACCCTACTAATTCTTTATATGTTGCGTAGTCGGAAGCTGCTCCTTCTACTAAGTTATTTTGTACTGAAGCCATTTCTTTTTCGTATGACTCAACAATTTCATCCCATAAATTCATTTAGATAAATACTGCCCCAATAATAAATGATGCTGCACCTACAATTAATACTTTTTTCCAAATACCACAAGGAGTTTGATGCCCTTCTGGTAGACAGCTACAGGAGCCACACCCTACAACTGTTTTAAATTTAAACATATATTTTTTACTAGAGGATTTAATCTTATCAATTAGCTTTGTCATTTTTTAGTTCCTTTATAAGATTTGTAATCGTTTTCATGCTTTCAGATTCAATCTTAGTATCTGAAGACATTTTATTTCCAGCCAATCTAGTAAGAAGTTCAGCGGCTTTATAAGTATTGTTATCTTCTAGCTTTTGTTCTTCCAAAGCTCCTTTAAGTAAAGTTTCAATAGCTTTAGTAGCCTGTTCTGCTTGAGTCTTTTCTAACTCTATAGCTCTATCTTGCTGCTTCTCGTTACCTTCTTTAATATATTTAATAACGATTTCGTTTTCGTCAATATCCAGTTCTCTATTTTTAAGAGCAGCAGTAGCAGCATCTTTAACCATCTGAGCTTGTAGCTTGTCTCTTTCAACTTGCAACTTCATATTTTCAATTTCAACAAGCTGTTGCTCTGGCGTTGGCTGCATCATCTGTGGATTATTAGCTTGAAGAACTTGTTGTGCAGCTTGCGCCATAGCAAACTCAATCATATCAGGTGTGATAGGTTGACCTTGTGGTACTTGATCTTTCATCGTCATAGCAACACCTTCAACCTGTTCTTTATATTTCATTACAACATGCTCCTGAATATTAGCCTGTAATACAGGAACAACTGCTCCCATTAATGGTTGACCACCAGTTGTTGGGTCTTGCATAAAAGCCATCTTAACTTGTATATGAGCATCATGATTCTGGCCCGGAAAAGCTCCAATAGGCTCACCTTTGATAGCAACTTGAATATCTGACAAAGGATCAAGGGGTCTAGGTTTCTTTTCTGGTGGAAGTATCTCATCTAAATTAGGCATGTTAGCTGCTTGCAGAATAGTCCTATTTAATGCTTCCATATTAAACATACCGGGAGGAGCTTGTTGGGCTAGCTGTAAAGCTAGCTGAGACAACATCATTCGGTGAGCATTAGAAGGAATATTTGGGTCGCTTACTGGGACAATATCAATTCTTCCATCAAAATCTTTTTTAAGAACTTGTCTTGATATTCCCGGCACCTCAAATGGATATTCATTAGGCAGATAGTCATGATTGATTTGTGCTAAGATTTTTAATTCGTTTTTCTGCGATTTATGAAGCCTTTTATGAATGGCAGAAAAGAATTTACTACTGGCTTCAAGTAGGGCCATCGTAGTACCAACGGGACCATAAGAGGCAGCGTCCGATACTACTTGTTCCGTTGTATCAGCAAACTTCTGTCCTGTTCCAATAACAAAATTAAGCATAGACAGAAGAGTATTGGATGGCTCTTTATAAGGTAACGGAACAATAGACTTAGATAAATCCATGCCTGTTGCTTCAACTTCTTTAAACTCACCGGGAGATATTGGATCATTATCACCAACAATTCTAACTCCTTTAGATTTAAATCCTCCCGGTAGATTAGCGAATTGACCCGCATCCACTAACGCTCTCATAGCTGCTGTTGCAGTCATCGTTAGATTACCAAGGAAGTGGATCAATCCTAGTCCGTAGAAACCAAAGCCCGGTACATATTTGTAATGGACAAAGTGCATTACCTTTTGTCTTGTTTTATCGTCAGGTCGATAGTTTCTACGAATACTTAGAATTTGTTTTGATTGTTCTTCAATCGTTACAATATATGGAAGAGAGACACCCTCTTCATGTTCAGGGTCTTCTGGTAATTCAAGATAGCAATGCTGTTCTAGAAGAACATACTGATAATCAGAATCTGATGTTTGTGAAAGACCTAGAACTGTGTCTAGCTTGGTTGCCATAGAAGATTGTTCAGGAACATATGCTTCAGGCAAATCAATATCTTTATACATTCCTACATCAATCTCTTTCATAAGATCAACAGGACTTCTGTATATTACATGAGTATATCTATCTGCTTTTCTTAGATCACTAGCGTAGTACGAAACATAAAACTGATCAATAGGTACAAACTCAGATACAGGACGCTCTAATGAAGCATCATAGTATGTTTTCTTAAATGCTGAACCAATAATAGGTAGGTGAAACAAAAGCCGTTCAGACTCGTCAAAGTATTCAGGCATTTGTTCTGTTAGCTGATAGTTCATAAACTCTTGAACTCTTTCAGCTTGATCAATCTTATCAGGTGTTTGATTACCTAGTATTTGAGCTTTAACTGGACCTGCTGCAGGAAATAGTTCAAGAGAAGCTTTAGATTGAAACTTAACGGCTGATTCAATAAGAAGCGGATGAACAGCAGTACAAGCTCCTTCAAATGGTTCTGTTGCATCTTGAAGCTTTAGACCTAGAAGATCAAAGCCTCTTTCAAACATGCTCTCCCATTCGCTTCTAGAATCTCTATCAGATTCAAAATTATCATAAACTTTAAAAGCAATATTCTCTAGATCATTCTCATCTATTTTATCAGCTAAATTTTCAAACCATTCTTTAATATCTGGCTTAGTTTCAATTTCAATACCTTCATCAAAACTTACAACCACACCACCGTCAGGATCGAGATCAAAGGTAACATTCTTTTCAAGTTCAACAGATGCACCATTACTAGCATCAATCTCTATAATCTCTGCTTGAGGCATTCTCTCAAATGGATTTTTTTCAACCGCCATTCTTATTCTTCCTTTTCGGATATTTATCTTTATATTTTAAATATAAGTACTCATTTAAACTTTGAAAGTAGTCATACCAATATTTAAAATTTTTTTCAACAGGTTTTTTTAAACTGTGATTGATACCCTTATCATAGTCCCACAAAATAATTTCTAATATTATTTAGAGTTCTTTACAATTGATGCACCGAAGTAAAGTCCTACTATTGCCGATACCAAATGAGTATCCAAAGGTGTAAGAACTAATCCTCGTAATGCTTGCCATTTTATAATTTCATTTCCTTCTGTAAGAAAGAAGAAGCCGGGATTAAATTCAGTATATCCTACTGTAACTAAAACATCAGGCCAAAAGACTGCTACAATCTTAGGCCAAACAATAATAGCTAATACAGCAGAGATTGCAATAACTCGTCTTGTAATCTGAAATCCTGTATTCTCATAACGTCTAGCAAGATCAGTTGCCTTTGATTGTTCTTTTAATCCTTCAATCGCTCTATTGAAAGCTTCTTGTTTTGCTTTCATACTTTGTGACCAAAGAGACATAATACCAGACAATAGTCCAGAGCCTAGCATTGTAATAAGTTCTAAAGGAAATCCCATGTACTTATCCTTCCGCAATTAAAATAATTATAGCACTAAACTCTCCAGTATGCAACTTTCTTCTGCCTACGGTAGTTTACATCATCTTCCCAACTAGGATCATCTGGATGAGTTATATGCCATGACTCTTTCATGTAATGCACTGCCATAGCCAAAGCATCTACCTGATCGTCATGGCGACCATTTGGAAAACTTAAAAGTTCTTCTACAAGATCATCTGCCCATTTCTTATTCTTAGGCATCCATAATCTTCCTGCTTCTAATACAGGACTTGCAGCATATACTCTTGCTACCTTGTCTCTGTCTGGTGTGTATTCTAGAATAGGCAAGCCACTTCGACGTAAGTCTTGTATAAGTGATTGACCACTGGCTTTCTTTTCTACAATACAAATATCTGGTCTGTATTCTTCGTATAAGCTTTGTGCAATCTTTCTAAGATCAGGATACTCAAATCTTCCTCTGGTATTTCCTAACAGAATAAGATTACTAGCAATATATTCTTCTCCTTCATAACTTTCTTCGGGCATCTGAAAGATACCCCACGTTTGAATAACAGAGAAGTCGGCACTGCTCTTTGTAGAGAATGCTGTATCTAAAGTTTGTATTACAAAGTCACAAGTAGGGGGATCACTATACTCCCAGTGTTGTATCCACCTTTTCTTGATTATACCACCTTGTTCTGGTGTAGGATTTTGCATATACAATGAATCCCAATATCTTGATCCATTGCTTGCAATAATCTCTTCTTCATCTACTCGTAATACCTCATCAGGTTTCCACTCAGGAAAATAAGAACTACCTATAGGAAGTCCTAAAAGTTCTGATGCTTCTTCATCTACCCACGCAGGAATACGAACCACCTCCCATTTATGAGTGGCTTCCATATCCATTATTTCTTCTTGCTTTAACAACCAACCACACAAATCATCATGATGGTATCGGGTGTTAATAATAACAATAGCCCCGTTAGGCATAATACGAGTACGCAAACCAGCAGGATACCATTCCTTAATATACCGCCTACCCGCTTCAGAGAAACTATCTTCTTCTGACATAGCATCATCTAGTATTGCTATGTGTGCTCCACGCCCTGCAATCTGTGATCTCACACCAGCAGCATAGTAAGTACCGTTAAGGTTTGTTTTCCATTTACCTGCCGCCCGTACATCTGATCTTAGCTGGACATTTGGAAATATGTTTTGAAACTGCTCAGTGTTTACCACATCTCTAACTGATCTACCAAAGTCACTGGCTAGCTGATCACTATGAGATATTGTTAGTATCTCATGTGTTGGATTGTTTCCAATGTACCATGCTGGGAATATCTTAGAACATATAACAGACTTAGAAGATCGGGGAGGCAGAAAGACCATAAGTCTTTTTATTTCTCCATCTTTTACCTTCTGAAGTTTATCTGATAATAGTTTTATATGCCTACCCATCTTCCAATCGGACACAAGAGTAGGAGCAATCATACGAACAAAGGACAGAAAGGTATCCTTTGATTCTTTTAGAACAAGATCATCCATCAATGTACTTAATGACATCAAAGTATTAACAGGATTATCTTGTTCTTTTATAGATTCTGTAGTAATCTCCATAGATATTCTTTAGTATCTCTAAAGAGATACTATAAAACCTTTTAAATAAAAATTAAAAATAATAATAAATAATTGTTCTTTAGAAATCTTTAGAGATATTATACAGTACTATAAAGATTCTGTCAATACCCGGCTCAAAAAAATTAAACATTAATCATCATAATTTTATTTGGATGAAATGACCCTTGTATTTTTGGTAAATATATGGGGGTACTGTATTTATATATATATGCATGCCCCTAGTTTTTTTGGGTGGGGGGTCGTATTTATAAAATCTTTGAAGATTTTATAAAGATATGTGACATATATACAACACCCCCCTACATAATGTGTGACATATATGCAACACACATGAAGATTCTGTAAGAATCTTGGGAAAACAAAATAAAATTCACCCTCCAAACTTTTATTTTTTATTTTTAGAGAGATCAAAGTGATCTCTAAAAATTAAAAATAATATTTAATATCAACCGATTAACCACAATCCACCAACTGTTGCAGTTATGCAACAACTGATGAAATTCGACTAGCCCTTGATGAAGGGCTTGACAAGCCATGATGAAACTAATTAATAATCTACCTAGTGAGTTCTTACGAACTAGGTAGATGATTAATTAAAACCAAACTGGAGAAAACACCATGACTAAAATTGATGCTCTCAATCGCCATTTTGCCGACCTATCTTGTGAAGTGTCCTTAGCTCCCGATGGAATCGGGTTTGACATCCACGATACTTCAACCGGCAACTGGATTGGCTCGGTTGATGACTTGAATGAGGCCCAATGGTTTTTACAATCCATTGTGGATGACTTTGAAAAGAAACTAATGGGTTAATTAATAATATTCTTGTAGAGTATCTTACGATACAAGAATATAATTAATTATCTTTTACCAACCGCCAACCGATAGGAGAATTATCATGGCAAAACGCACCGAAAAAGTTACCCAAGCTTTCCACAAAACCCGTTGGGTTAAGATTAAAGAAGGCTATGAAGCTTACAGCAAAGCTGTAGAAGATGGCTTGCCCATCCGCATTCTGCATCCGTCGGGTAGCTTCAAAGTCATTCGCAATGGTGACAATCTTCCCAAAGGGACTGAACTCCGGTTCCGAGCAGTTTAATTTTGTGTAATTAATAATATCCTTGTAGAGTATCTTACGATACAAGGATATAATTAATTATCTGAGGAGAAAGTCCATGCTAGTTAAAGAGGCCAAGACCTTTGGTGTTATTAGCACCAAGAATACCAAAATGGGTTCGACGACCTTTGCAATCGATGCCTTTGCTTGCAAGGTGGGATCAAAGCTTGCAAAGATCGAGGGCAGTCCCTGCAGCACCTGCTACGCAAGAAAGCTGCAAAAGCTTAGGCCCTCGGTCAATCAAGGATGGAAAGCTAACCTTGCCAAGTGGGATCAAGCTGATGCGAAGGATTGGATCAAAGCGATGGCTTTCCAAATCAATCGGTACTGTTTCGATGGATTCCACCGTTGGTTTGATGCCGGTGACCTCCAAAGTGTAGAAATGCTTGATGCTATCTGTCAGGTGGCTAAAGCTACACCACAGATTAAACACTGGCTCCCAACACAGGAAAGGGGGATTGTAAAACAATATAACAAAGCTATACCGGATAACTTAATCATTCGGGTATCGGCCTCGATGGTTAACGGTGACAAGCCTAACTTTGATCATGCGTCACAAGTATTTTCCAAGGCCGACCCTAAAGGCTTTGAATGTGGAGCAAGAAAACGAGGCAATGCTTGTGGCCCTTGTAAAGCTTGCTGGGACAAGTCAATCGATTTCATTAGCTATCCCAAACACTAAAGGAAATTAAAAAAAGTTTGACTTGGCAACTAACTGGAGTAGTAAAATGAGTCTGAAAGATGATGCAGAAAAATATGTAAAAGCTTTGCGTGGTCCCGCCAATGGATGGGGGCAATATATTATTCATGATGAGCAAAGCCATGTGTTTCTAGGTAAAATGTTCAAGCAATATGGAAAAGATAAAGTCATGGACTTTCTGGAAGATAACTACTGGAGCAAAGAAAAGTGAACATATTTTACCTGTCGGATGTACCTAGATTAGCGGCTAAAGATCATTGCGATAAGCATATAGTCAAAATGATTTTAGAATATGCTCAGTTGTTATCAACTGCCCATCGAATACTTGATGGTGACGATTGGGCAGACAAACATAGTCTTTACAAAGCCACACATAAAAACCATCCCTCGGCTGTATGGGCAAGACAGAATGTCTTAACCTACTGTTGGCTATGGGAACTGTTGTGTTGTTGTTGCGAAGAATATACAAAGAGATATGATAAAATACATGCAACAGAACGCAAAGGTTTGATGGATACTTTAGGCGAAGTGCCTAACAATATCACTATGGGATCATTCACAAGACCACCACAATGTATGCCAGATGAATACAAAAATGAGGATACGATTAAAGCTTATCAAGATTATTACATCGGAGAAAAGATAGCCTTTGCTAAATGGAAGCATGGTAAAACACCTGACTGGTTTGCCGAGGGAATAAAAAAATGTGCAGCATAATTATTAAATCAATTGCTTTAGGTATTGTGCTTGTGTTAATTATGTTTTATGTTGATGCATGGCTCAATGGTTCAGATCAGGCATTCAACAACTTTTCCGTTCTACCTAAAGAATATTAATCTACTACAGGTAGAGTACTACGATACCTGTAGAGATTAATATGTAACTAAGCCAACTGGAGTGAGTGAAAATGAGTATAACCTTGATGCAACATGATGTCACTGGAATTAAAACAACTATTAGAAAGTTTTCCGAACACACCTCTGTAACTTTTACTTTTGATACAGATGATGGTCCCGGTGGAGATATTACATTCTTTCTAAAGAATGACAGTGACCTTAATGCTGTAAATTTACAACCAACCATAAGAGAGTTTGATTAAAGAAAGAATAAAAAATCTTGAAAATAAACTAAACTAGACTATAATTGTTGTACTTTAAACGTTTGAAAACTGGAGAATCACATCATGTTGAATCAACTTACCACTACCAACGACAGAGAAATTTTCTTTAAGGTGTACGAGCAAGATGTTATTGGTGCTTGTACAGGCATTGCAGGGGCCAACTACAAGATGCTCACCCGTGGAGATGGTTGGTCAGAACAAGATACTTTGTTGTCTATCGTCAATAAAAAATATAGGGTTGTACAGAATGAAGAAATTCTCATGCCTATGCAAGAGCAAATGATTAATCACTTTGATCCTTCTGTTCTCGAAGACATTCAAGTTAAAGACCATATTGCTAAGAATGGAGCGGTGTGTTTCTCGGAATATATTCTCCCTAAAATAAAAGGATCAGTCGAGACTGACACAGGACACAAAACAGAGATTGGTCTTCGATTTATTTTGAAAAATACTTTTGATGGGTCATCCAGCGTTGTGTTCTATGGGGGAGTGATTGATTTCTTCTGTACCAACGGAATGATCAGTGGAGAGTATGATGTAACAAAGAAACGGCATACTAAAAACTTTAGTGTCGATGGATTTCTTGCTGCCTTTGACGGTGCTGTCACTCGCCATGTTTGGATGTGCGAGAAGTACCAAGAATGGGCTGATACAAAGCTACAGAACGACACCAAGGTCGTGCAGCTACTTCGCAAGCTTACAAACGGTACTGATGAAGAGCCAAAGAAAAAGAATACTTTATCAGATAAATTGTTTGCACAATATATAGACGAAACACACGACCGAGGTTCTAATGTCTTTTCATTAGTGTCAGCTATGACAAATTATGCTAGTCATTCTAATGGTCGGTTCGGAATGCGTAAAAACTCCGATCACGATACATTACTCAAACGTCAGCAAACGGTTAGCAAGTGGCTATCCTCCAATACTTTTACTGACTTTCTTGAGGCAGCTTAATTGCTAATTAATAAATGGGGTAGGCCTACTACACTAGTGTAATAGGCTTGCCCTTCACTACTTATCAATATCAATGGAGTAGAAAAATGAAAATGATCGTAACAGAAGTTGAGAATGAAGGTCTTGAATCTTTGATGGGTCAGCGAGTTACACTGTTTTGCGGTGTATACATTTACACTGGTAAGCTAGTCGGTGTTAATCAGACCTGTGTAAAACTAGAAGATGCTGGTATTGTGTACGATACTGGTTGTTTTACAGACAAGGAGTGGGCAGACTATCAACCACTACCTAATGATTGGTATATCGCCACACAGAGTATTGAGTCGTTTGGCATACTAAAATGTTCATAACTCGTAAATACCTGTCTATGTCTGGGTCTGGGTGTAGGTCTTTGTCTGGGTCTAGGTCTAGGTCTGGGTCTAAGTCTAAGTCTAGGTCTGGGTCTGTGTCTAGGTATTGGTCTTGGTCTGAGTTTAAGTCTTGGTCTTGGTCTGGGTCTAGGTCTTGGTCTTGGTCTGAGTTTAGGTCTAGGTCTGGGTCTATATGACAATTTAATTGTCAAACAATAAACGGGGTAGGTCTATTACACTAGTGTAGTAGGCTTGTCCCTACATTACTTACCATAGGATTTTGTATATGAAATTTAATGAATACCAAAATAAAGCACACTCAACTGCTGTCTATCCAAAAGAGAAAGCATTTGAGTATCTAGCTACTGGCCTTGCATCTGAAGCAGGAGAGGTTGCATCACTTGTATCTAAGTGGATCAGAGGTGATGGTGAAGCATTACCAATAACCGACATGAAGAAAGAACTAGGTGATGTACTATGGTTTGTATCAGAGATGTCGTACATGATTGGTACAAATCTTTCAGAGGTAGCAGAACTAAACATCAAGAAATTACAGGACAGACAGAAAAGAAATACTCTAAAGGGTAGTGGTGATAATAGGTAAACTATATTACTATTCACTTAAACAACATGGAGAAGACATTGAGTATCCGAGTGGAAAAGGCGATTGATCTACTTGCCAAGGTGGCAGAAGATATTACCGATCCAGTTCGATGCTATCGTCTTGCAGCAGGTGTATGGTACAAGAATAATCTTGTAGGTCTTGGCGTTAATTCGTACAAGACTGATCCGTTTCAAGCTAAGTACGGCAAGCATGAACATGCCATACACCTACATGCAGAGATAGCTGCAATCAAGAATGCAGCAAGGCAGATGGACGACCTGTCGAAGTGTACATTAATTGTCGTTCGTGTTAAAAGAAAATTACCTGAACAAAATAAAAATATTTTTCAAAAGACTATTGCAAAACCATGTTCAGGATGTTATAAATGTATAGTCGAGTTTGGAATTAGAAATGTTTTTTATACCAATCTTAATGGGGAATTAGAAAAGTTATGAAAACTATTATTTTGATTGCCGTGGTAACAGGCATCTCTCTGATGTCGTCCTCATGTGCAAAAGAGAAGGACGGGGTGGCTCCTCCTCCGACTCCACCTAAGTTTTATATAGAGAAAAAAGATGAGTCTAAATTATTTTTAGAACCATAGGACTATCTTAGCCCTGCCTCTCCCAACACAATCTTGTGTTTTTGATCATGGAAAAAATTACACCTACACATACAATAGATTGGTATATTAAGTGGTCTGCTAGTATCATACTTATTGCTAGCATGGCGTTAAATAGTTATAATATTTATCCAGAAAATATTATTGCCCAATCCATTGGTGCTTTTGGGTGGCTGGTAGTAGGTTGTTTTTGGAATGATAAGGCTATAATAATTATTAATTTAATAGCATTAGGAATACTGGTAAGTGGAGTGTTAAGATACTACATACAGTAGAGAAAGGAATGTAAAATGAAAATTTATAATTATAAAGACCACAATGAAGTACCTGGACACATACAGTTGTATGTTATGTCTGTTGCTGATGTCTCAGACATTGCAGAACTTGAGTTAGAACACATCAATGATTTTATGAACTCTTTAGAGACTTGGGAAACCGAGCAGATTTTTGAAGAAAGCGGCAAACACATTCACTAATTACTCAGGTTGGGCAGGTTGTCATTCCGATAGCCGGTCCAACTAATAGGCTGATATAATCATGCAAACATATAAAGTTTATGATAAAGCAATAGATAAAAATAATTGTAATAATATTATTAAATATCTAAAAGAGTTGAACTTCGATAGATCCACAGTGGCAGGAGATGACAGTGATATTCTCGACGAGGAGAGGAGACAATCTCAGGTTGCCTTTTTAAACTCAAAAGAATTAGTAGATATCTTTAGTTTATATGCTGGATTTGCTAAAGATGAATGCGGATGGAACTATAATTTAACTGGATATGAAATCCCACAGGTCAGTATCTATCATAAGAATGATAAATACACATGGCATCATGATATGCTGCCTGACGAAAACGGACTTGTTCGCAAGCTTAGTGTGTGTATAACACTGAACGATAACTTCAAGGGTGGTGACTTCCAAATACAAAAGCTTGTATCGCCAGTAGAAAAGAAAAGATATGAAACCATTAAGGAAATGCGTAATGCCGGAAGCGTGGTAGTATTTCCATCGTTTATGTGGCATCAAATAACACC